TGAATGAAGTAACAGAAAAAAAGTCTGCTCCTCTTCCAGCTAATATGTTTGAAGAAGATGCAGCAAAAGGTTTAGGTGCAATAGGTCAAGATGATCTTGCCTTACCTTTTCTTAAAATCCTAGGACAGCTTTCACCGGAAGTTAACAAACGTGACGGTAAGTATGTTGAGGGTGCAGAACCAGGAATGATTTTCAATTCTGTTTCTGGAGAGTTGTATGATGGAGTGAAAGGCTTAGATGTCATTCCTGCATTTTATAAACTTGAATACATCGAATGGAAAGATAGAGGAGATGGACCAGGTGCACCTGTTGCAATCTATGATTCTTCTTCTGATATCATGTCCAAGACAAAAGCTGATGCAAACTACAAAGATAGATTACCAAATGGTAATTACATCGAGAAGACTGCATCGCATTTTGTTATCATAACTGGTGACAGTCCAGCGACTGCATTAATTTCTATGAAGTCTACTCAATTAAAAATTAGTAGAAAATGGAATTCAATGATGTCGGGCATAAAACTAAAAGGTAAAAACGGTTTATATACGCCGGCATCTTTTAGCCACATTTACAAACTAAAGACTACTCAAATGTCAAACGATAAAGGCACTTGGTTTGGTTGGGAAGTAAGTAAAGTTGGTCCTATTACTGACGCGAGTATCTATCAACAAGCTAAATCTTTTTCTGAAAGCATCTCTAAGGGTGCAGTAAAAGCAAAGCATGGTGAACAGAAACCAGCGGAAAGTAGCAGCATTATATAATCCCTCCGGGGTATGTGCACAGCGTGGGCCACAAGGGAGACTAAGTGGCCTGCGTAGACAGGATAACTATGCAAGAATTTATAAAAATATTCAATGGTTATAGACATGCGTATGGAATCGCAGATTGGACTAACGCTGTTGTAGACCCAGAAAACGGTAAAAAGAAACCTGCTTATAGATGGAATTACGAAGAGTTCACTGATGTTATTTATCAAGAACATTTAAAAGGAGAAATTTCTGTAGGTATACAACCTACCAATGAGAAAGGCAGCGCTATATTTGGAGTTATAGATGTAGACCCAAAACAATACGAAAACTTTGACAAGCAATTTTATTTAGAAACTATTCAAGAATATAAACTACCACTAGTGCCAATAGAATCTAAAAGTGGAGGTTTACATTTGTATTTATTTATGAATGAGTTTGTACAGTCTACAATTATTGTATCATTCTTAAGTAACCTATTACCTGTATTTAATCTTAAACCAGACTGTGAGATATTTCCTAAACAAACACAACTAACAAAGGATCCGGAAACAGGGATTTTAAAACCAGGACAATTTATAAATCTACCATACTACGGAGGAAAACGACGTGCAGTTAATATTGATGGTACTTTTTTTACATTAGAACAATTTATAAAAGTTGCCGATGCAAACATAACAACAGTAGAAGAATTAAAAACACTTACAGAAGAAATGGAAAAGCATTCTATGGAAGGTGTAGACGAAGATTTTTTAGAAGGACCACCTTGTCTTGCATTGATCTCTAAGATATCAGGTCAAGATAATTTTGATGGTAAAGATAGATTTATGTATAACTATCATGTGTTTGTTAAAATGAAGTATGGAGATACATGGGAGCAAAAAGTAAAAAATGCACCAGTAAAATATTTTGCAAGAGAACACGCAAATGCGTGGGACGATAACAAATTAAAACAAAAAACAAGATCATGGAACAGATCAGAAAAAGGTTACACATGTAATCAAAGTCCTCTCAGTGATTTTTGTAAAAAAGGTATCTGTGTCAAAAAGAAATTTGGTATACTAGCAGGATCTAAAGGGCAGTATCCAGAGTTAACAAACTTAAGAAAGATAGATATAGAACCAGATCCAGAATATGAATTTGATGTAACTAAACCAGATGGTATCGGTAAAGCAACAGTACATTGTAGAACAATAGAACATGTAACTGATCAACGTAAACGTAGAAACTCAATAGCAAAAGCTGCAGGGTTTCCGCCACCAATTATAAAAGCACCAGAAGATCAGACAGTATTAGAAGCTTTGTTTAAAACACAAAAAGTAATTAACCCACCTGTAGGTACGTCACCAAAAGAAAAACTACACGATGTACTACATGCAAAAATAAATGGACCTAAAGCTATGAATGATGCGTCGTTTAAATCAGGTACAGTATTAATAGAAAATGGTTATGCATACTTTAAGTTTGATAAGTTCTATGACAAACTAAGATCTAAGAATTGGAAACACGGTGAAGACAAGACAGGTGTTATGATGAAGACTAACTACAAAAGTTGTGACATAGATTTCTTAGATCAAAAAAGATTTCCTACAAAAGAAAAAGGTAAATATAATACACCAACTAAGAATGTTGTGTCAATAAGCATAGAACAGTTTGAAGATGTAAAAATTAATCATACAAAAATAAAACATAACACGGAGATAATGTGATCAGAAAAATATTGGGTCCTCCTGGTACAGGTAAAACAACTAGACTTATTAAGTACGTAAAAACATTTGTTAAACTAGGTACACCTATTGATAAGATAGGTTACTTTGCATTTACAAAGAAAGCTGCAGAAGAAGCAGTAGACAGAATGTTAGACGCATATCCTAAACTACAGAAAAAAAATTTAAAACATTTTAGAACATTACACTCTCTAGCTTTTACACAACTAGGTATGAAAAAAAGTAATGTTATGCAGGACGAACACTATCAAGACATAGGTCGTAAACTAGGCATAGAAGTTACAGTTTATTCTAATGGTGAAGAAAAGACTGGGTTTGTAGATTCAGACAGTGAGTATTTTAATATTATTAATGCAGCAAGAATTAAAAATGTAACTATTGAAGAAGAATATAACACCGACATGTATTCAGAAGACATAGACAAACATCAATTACAAATTTTAAAAGACGAAGTAGACAATTATAAGGCAGCGTATGGCCTGGTAGATTTTACAGACATGATCGAAAAATTTAATGTGGCCGAATTGTGTCCGAAATATGATGTAATATTTGTCGATGAAGCACAGGATTTATCGCCAATACAGTGGAAAATGTACGATATACTTAAGAAAAACTCTAAACATGTTATCTTAGCTGGTGATGATGATCAAGCTATTTATGGATGGGCTGGTGCAGATGTGCAACGTTTTCAAGACGAACCTGCTAAGAACATTATTTTGCCACAATCTTACAGAGTGCCACAAGCAGTACAACAGATAGCAGATCAAATATTAAATCGTATACCTGATGACAGAAGAATTAAAAAACAATGGGCACCGCGTCCGGAAGCAGGGACCGTGGATCATGTAACATCAATAGAAGATGTGCCGTTGCATAAAGGTGATTGGTTAATATTATCCAGAACTAATGACAAACTAATAAAATTAAAATCAATTTTACAAGAGATGGCTATTTACTTTGAAATAAAGGGTAGAAAAAGTTATAAAACAAGATTGTATACAGCAGTAAAACATTACACAAGATGGACTAACGGAGATAAGTTATCTCTATCTGAATGCAAAGATTTATTTGAGTTTTTAGAATTAGAGCAAGAGCTAAAAGAAGAAAGAATGTATGACTTAAAAGAATTTAATTATAGTATTGAAGACCAATGGTATGAAGTTTTTAAATCTGATCCAGAAGAATGTTTATACATAAGAGAAATGTTGCGTAACAAAGAGGAATTATCACATCCCGCTAGAGTAAAATTATCTACAATACATGCAGCAAAAGGTGGTGAAGCTACAAATGTTTTAATTATTTTAGATAACACAAAAAAAATAAGAGAAGCAGTAGACAAGAGTGAAGACAAGCAAGATGAAGAGCATAGAGTTTGGTATGTGGGTGTAACTCGTACAAAACAAAATTTATATATAATGACACCAAAAAGAGAGGATAGAAGTTATGACATCTAAGAAAGAAAATCCGTATTTAAAACAAGTTTCGGGAACACACTATATGTACATGGAAATACAGCCAGCAGATTTTATAAATAAGAATAAATTGCTTTTTGCAGAGGGAAACGCTATAAAGTACATATGCAGACACTCAAAGAAAGGCGGAGTAGAAGACATCGATAAAGCAATACATTATTTAGAAATGATTAAACAAAGGGATTATGGAACCAAATAATCATATACCATTTTATATGGGGCTCTTCACTTGCCTACTGATTCTTTGCTACCTAACATTATGAAAATACCTACATTTAGTGCACAGACAGAATGGGTTATACCCACAGAATTTCCAGACCTAAGACAGGTTGACGAAATTGCAATTGACTTAGAAACACGTGACCCAGACTTAATTAAAAAAGGGTCTGGTTCTATTATTGGTAACGGAGAAGTTATAGGAATAGCTGTAGCGACAGAACATTACAAAGGATACTTTCCAATAGCTCACCAAGGTGGTGGTAATATGGATCGTAAAAAAGTATTAGAATGGTTTAAAGATATTTTAAATACAACTTCTACAAAAATATTTCACAATGCAATGTATGACGTGTGTTGGATTAAAGCTATGGGTTTTACAATTAATGGTAGAATTGTAGATACCATGATAGCTGCAGCTGTAACTGATGAAAATAGATTTAGATATGATCTTAATAGTTTGTCATGGAAGTATTTAGGTTTTGGTAAAAACGAGGCTGCACTTGCAGAAGCAGCAGCTGAATGGGGCATAGATCCAAAGTCAGAAATGTACAAACTACCATCATTAAATGTTGGTACCTATGCAGAAAGAGATGCCGAAGCAACGTTTGGTTTATGGCAAGAAATGAAAAAAGAAATTATATCACAAGACTTAGAATCTATATTTGATTTAGAAACAGATCTATTTCCTTGTTTAGTTGACATGAGATTTAAAGGTGTAAGAGTTGATGTTGAGGCAGCACACAATCTTAAGAAAACTTTAGTAAAAGAAGAACAGGATATACTAACAGCTATTGAGAAAGAAACTAATGTACGACCACAGATTTGGGCCGCAAGCAGTATAGCAGAAGTATTTGAAAATTTAAAGATAGAGTTCGAACGAACGGAGAAAACACAAGCACCTAGTTTTACAAAAAACTTTTTACAAGAACACGAGCATCCTGTTGTTAATATGATTGCAAAAGCAAGAGAAGTTAACAAAGCACACACTACTTTTATAGATTCTATTCTACGTTATGAACACAAAGGTAGAATACATGCGGAGATAAATCAGTTGCGTAATGCAGGTGGTGGTACAGTTACAGGAAGATTCTCATATCAAAACCCTAACCTACAACAGATTCCAGCACGTAACAAAGATCTAGGGCCTAAGATTAGATCTTTATTTATACCAGAAGAAGGTTGTAAGTGGGGTTGTTTTGACTACTCACAACAAGAACCACGTCTTGTTGTACACTATGCAGCATTATATAAATTACCATCCGTATACGATGTAGTAGATTCTTATCAAAACGATGCTGGTGCAGACTTTCACCAGACCGTAGCAGACATGGCAGAGATACCTAGAACGCAAGCGAAAACAATTAACCTTGGTTTGTTTTATGGTATGGGTAAGGCTAAACTGCAAGCAGAGTTAGGTGTATCTAAAGAAAAAGCTGCAGAACTATTTAATACGTATCACGCAAAGGTACCATTTGTAAAACAACTTATGGACAAAGCATCTAACAGAGCACAAGATCGTGGTCAGATAAGAACTTTACTTGGCAGACTTTGCAGGTTTCATCTGTGGGAACCAAATAGTTTCGGTATGCATAAAGCAATGACGCATGAAGATGCACTCCAGGAACATGGACCAGGGATCAAGAGAGCTTACACATATAAATCTTTGAATAAATTAATACAAGGATCAGCAGCTGACATGACAAAAAAATCTATGTTAGAATTATACAAAGAAGGAATTGTAGCACAT